ATTCCGCCCTGGTATCTGGCGGCAAGGTTCAGAAGAAAGGCTCTGAGCACACCGTCAGTGCGCTTAAAGCTCGCCATCTGATCACGGCTGGCAAAGCAAAATATTCCGCTGAGACTAAGTCGGACAAATAACCCATGGCCTTTGACACCACCGGCCTCGATGCGGCGTGTCTGGATATTGGCGACGACTTCAACGATGGCGCGTTTCAAATGGTGCCCGCGTTTACTGAAGACACCGCCAGTTCTGATGGCTATGACATTTCCATCGGTGAACGCCTGACCGCACAAACCACGAAGGCCGTTATCACCGAGAACGACATCAGCAACGACAGTGAGCTGACCCACGACCGCACCGGTAACGTGTTCGTCGTGTTGGGGCTGATGGCCGATGCGGAAAACTGGGTGACCGTGCATCTGGAGCGCAGCGAATGAAGATCATCCCGATTATCACGCGCATCGATACCCAGTGCCCGTCATTCGACACGGTCAAACCGGCGCAGTCTCTGGAAGCCTTGCCAGATTCGGAAATCACCGCCGGAAACAAATACGCCTTTGTGTATCAGTCAGACGACGACTCTGCGGGCTTTGAAACGATGCATGGCACACAACAGGAAAACGAGCGTTTCAGCGTGATTATCGCGTGTCGGAATATCGACCTCGATAGCGAAGAAGAACCCCTCGAAGACCTGAAAACAGAATTACGTGAAGGCCTGGTTGGTTTTGAACCGACCGGCTACGCACCCATCAACCGCGCCAGTGGCCGCATGCTGGCAACCAGCAAGCGCATGGTCTGGTGGGTCGAGACATTTGAAACCTTTAAATACACCTAAACCCCCGCCCTGAAAGGGCATCCCTTTTTCAACAAGCCAATTCAGTTTGGAGGGCATTCCTATGGCTTTAGCACCCATCAAGACGCAAGGCACCACGATGACATTCACTGACAGTGAATCGACACCGGCGGCGCAAACCATTCTCGGCCACCGCACCATCAGCGACTTTGAGTCAGGTGAGGCCACAGAAATTGACACCACCACACTGACCAGCGACGCCGTGGAACGGATGCTCGGTCTGGTCGATAACGGCGGCTTTGCATTGACGTGTCTGACCGATCTGGCTGATGCAGGCCAAGCAGCGATGGAAGCAGCGCGATTGACCGGCGCATCAAAAGAAATGGTGATTACGCTGGTGTCTGGCGATGTCGCCACCTTTGATGCCGTAGTGCAATCCGCACCGAAAAACGCTGACATCAACGGTGTATGGCAAACCACCTACAACCTGCTGATTGACGGCGCGATCACCTGGAGCTAGGCCGAATGGCTGCGGTTCAAGTCCCTGATGCTGAGCGTGATCGCCGTCTGGCGATTTGCGGTCAGTGCCCAGAATACACCGGGACGCGCTGCCGGAAGTGTGGATGCTTCATGAAGTTGAAATCCAGACTCAAGTTCGGCAGTTGCCCCCTCAAAAAATGGTGAGTTATGGCTCTTTTAACCAAAGACGACATCCTTAACAGCAACGACATTGCCTTTGAAGAAATCGACTGCCCGGAGTGGGGCGGTACGGTTCGCATTCAGGGCATGTCGGGTTTTGCCCGTGACCGTTTCGAGTCATCCATTGTCGGCAAAAACGGCGGCACAGACATGGTCAACATTCGCGCCAAGCTCGCAGCAGCCAGCATTGTCGATGAAAAAGGCGAGCTGATGTTCTCTGAAAAGGACATCCAGAAGCTCGGCAAAAAGTCAGCCGCCGCGCTGCAACGCATCTTCAATGCGGCACAAAAGCTCAACCACATCACCGATGGTGACGTGGAGGAACTAGCAAAAAACTCCTAGCCCGACCGTTTCGCCGCTACTGCTTCATTCTGGCAGAGCGGTTGGGTATGCCAGTGAAAACCCTGCTGGCAACGCACGATAGTAAGGACATTTCCGAGTGGATGGCCTTCGACATGCTCAAAGACAAAGAGACTGCCGAGCGCCTGAAAGAAGAAATCACCACACCCGAAGACAGCGCCGATCAGCTGCTGGCGTTCTTCAAGCTCAAAGCACCGTCAAACAACCAGTGAGTCAAC